TCTGCTGGTCGGTCTGCTGCTCTAGGTACTCGTCCACGGTGATCTGGTGGGCGGGCCACAGGGCGGGCAGGAAACGCCCCAGTGCGTCACGCTTGCGTGCCATCAGGCCCTCCACTCAATCTCAGTGACGACAATCGCAGCGTTGCGCTTGGACTCCCACTGGTCCGCCCTCTTGATTGCGCGCAGGACCGCCTCCCGCGTGGGGTAAGACGTAACGCAGCCGTCACCGTCCATGGCGACAAAGCCGGGGCCGTCCGCCTCCACTACCACCCGGCGGGTGATAACCAGCGGGGCCATCAGGTGCGCTCCTGATCGGTGCGCCAAAAGGCCAGATAGGTCAACTCCCACAGCCCGGCCTGCACCTCGTGGGTGGCCAGCAGGGTGAGAGAGTCGGGCTGGGCATCGTCCCGCTCCTCCAGATAGCCACGCACTTGCAGCGCCGATCCGGTCAGCATGCCACCGTCCATCAGGCCAGCCCTCAGCACCTGTAGCACCTCGTGGCGGGCTGGGCCATCGCTGGCCACCAGCACCGGCTGGGGAGGTCGGCTGGGATGGTTGGGGCGCTGGGTGTAGGTCACTTGGCGCCTGCCTCGTCCCGGCGGCGCAACTCGTCAACGGCCCACTGGACCCGCTGCCGCTTCTGTGCGTCCGTGCCCGGCCAGAACCACGCGCCCACGGCGGTGGCTTCGCGCTGGAGCGTTTCGCGGTCCAGCGTGCGGGTGATGTTGACTGGCTCGTAAAACGTGCCCTTGGGCATGGTGTCCTCCTAGTAGCCCTTGGGGGGCGTCAGGCCCCCCTCATAAACCGGCTTGCCGTCTGCGTCCCAGCCGCTCTGGGCGGAGTGGGACAGGACCAGCACCACCCAGACGCCTGCGGCCACCTCTGTGCCCAGATCGCGGGGCTGGCTGTCGAATGCCTGCCAGATGGCCAAGCGTGCGTCACGGGCGCTGGTGGCCTCGATGGTCACCGGCACGTCCTGCACGTCAGCCGCCCATGCGGCCTGCTGGCGCTCCAGCGCCACGCGCTGCTGGTAGGAGGACTCGCGGCCTGTGCCTTGGCAACGGAAGCAAATCCCGTGCTGTACAACCCAGTCGCCAAAGCCTTTGCCCTTGCAGCGTCGGCAGGTGTCTGACTTGGTGGTGGTGGTGGTTGCCATGTGCTTACATTACGCCTCCGTAGTGGTTTGTCAACCCCCTAGTTATCCACATTCTGCACTGCGTTTAAACACGCAGACACTACGCCAGCGTCGTACTCAAAACAGCCGCTGTAGCCCGCAAATGGGGCGGGTAATGTGATTAGGTGGTTTCGGGAGTATCGGGCCGCCAAGGGCCGTTCTAGGCGCCCACAGGGCATCCTGACTAGAACTGCGCGGCCTCACCACCGATGCGGCCCCGCAACACGGCCAAGGCTTGGCTGGTCTGGCCGGTCCATGTGGATATGTCAATGGTGCTGGCCAAGGCCGTGATGGTGCTGGGTGCGTTGCGCCGCATGTTGGTGGCCAGTGATCCGGCTGCCAGTGCACCGATGCCAAAGGTGTTGCTGGCATGGGTGTTGCGCACCACCAGCCAATACTGGCCCGGCGGCAGCCACACTGGCGCACCCGTGGCCACACTGTTTTGCGCGGCTGCCGCTGCGGCTGTAAATGACCATGTGCCTTTGGCCGTGCCATTGCTGGCATGGTCCATGGTGTTGACGTTGCCCAACCGCTCTTGGTATAGCCGCCACTCGGCGGTGCGGGCCAGCGTGGTGTCCGTGTTCCAAATGGTCAGGCTGTCCAGCCGCATGATGGCCGTTAGGACGATGGGGATGGCCATTGCACCGCCGTTGGCCGTTAGGCTGCTGGTGATGCCCGACACGGCATTAAAGGCCAGCCCGTTGGCGTGGGCCATGGGCTGCAAGCCGCCCACGTCGTGGCCGCCCATGACGCGCCAGCGGGCAGCCGTGGCGTCGTACCACAGCAGCACCACGCTGCGCGGGCCAACCATCACGCCCGTGGTCCATGGCGTCCAGATGCGATTGCCCGCCGTGCCCTCCGTACCGGAGTCGTTAACGAACAGGATCGGGCTAACCGCGTTGATGTTTTCCACCACCAGATAGCGGCCCTCGGTGCCACCGGCTATGCCGTGGACAAAGGCCGCGTTGGCGGGGTCCCAGCGCAGCACCACGCCCACCGCGCTTATGTCCAAACCCGTCACGGAGCCGTTGGTGGTGATGGCCGCCGGGGGCGTCATGCTGTGGGCTAGGTTGCCGCTGTGCAGAATGTTGGCCAGCAGCGCCAGCGTTACATTGCCCGCCGCGCCGTCGTCCAGCGTGAGCGCCTTGGTGCCACTGCGCCGCAGCCGCACGTCCTGCACCGTGCCATCACCCAGCAGCAGGTGCGGCTGGTCACTGGCGTTTATGCCCGCTTCCAGCCGGTAGGCGGCATCAGCCGTGCGCTTGATCTTGGCTAGGTAGTCCAGCGTGGCGGCTGTGCTGCTGGGGTAGTCCAACTGGGTGCCAGCACCCCCGCCCCCGCTGTCCAGCGCCTCGTCTGCCATGGAGGCATGCACCGCGTTGCGGTTAAGCACGTCCAGTATCCGGGTGTAGCCGCCAATGCGGATCACCTGCACGTGGTCACCCTCCACCACGTCTAGGTGCGGTGGGATCGCAAAGCCGGGCAGCGGCGGGGCACTGGGGCCGCCTACGCGCACGCTGGCGTGGGCGCCCTCCACGGCCACCACCACGGCATCCTCCAGTGGGTTGCCGCGCTTGGCCAGCATGTCCTCTGACACGGTGCGGATCAGGCGCACCAGCCGGTCGTCAGCCATCAGGGCGCCAGCAGGCTGCGTATCTTGCGGGTGGCCATGCCCATGGCCCCATCTTTGAGTGGCAGCCGCACGCTGTCCAGCAGGTAGTTGTCCATGGCCCCGGCGCCCACAAACGCCACCACCTGCCGGTCCTCCGTGCCCGGCAGCGGCTGGGCGTTGGCTGCGATGGCCTCCTCATACAGGGCGCCCTCATACAGCAGCCGCAGGGCCACCGTGTTGGCCGTGGCCTGATCGTGTATGTCGGTGCTCACGTAGCGGGGCCGGGGCCGATCACCGATAGGCCCGGAGCCGTCCACCGGGTTGTACGTCGGGCTGTCCGGGTTAAGGTCGCGCGCCTCGGCCTCTATCGGGTAGGCGTCCGGGGCGATGCCCACCACGTTGGCCCGGTTGTACACGGGCCGCTGCTCCAGCGTCCGGGTCAGGCTCAGCAGGCCGCTGGCGGTTATGTCGCTGAAAGTGGCCACAGGCGCCACCGTGGAGGGGTCCACGAATGGCGCCAGCGTGGTGTGGCCTAGGGCATCGTCGGCAAGGCTCAGGCCCTGATCAAAGCATAGCCGCACCAGTGACTCCAGCATGTTGTCTCCCACGTCAAACACGCGGGTTTCCAACATGACCGCCCCACCATCCTCCAACACGTACAGGGCGGGGTCCACGCCCAGCCCGGCCAGTGCGCCCACCGTAAGCACCACATCGTTTAAACGCATGCCACTGGTCAGCACCACCGGCTCTGCAAACTGCTGATCCGCAGCCGCCAGTCGGCTAACCAGTTGGACAGTCACCGCCCGGTCTGGCGTGGCTTCCTGTGGCTGTACCACCAGCCCGGTTATGAGGGGCTGGTACTGGGGCTGGCCGTTGACAATGGCGCCGCGCTCGATCCGCCAAATATGGTTGGGCCACGTCCACGAGGTAGGCGTGCGCGGGCGGTAGATCAGGCCCGCGTCCTCCAGCGTGATGCTGGCCTGTCGCCGTATCTCGCGCTTGCGGTCCATGTCCACGGAGCCGTCCAGCAGGTGGCCGGGCACCTCGTGCAGGACCGTTTCTAGGTCGCTGGCCAGCACCAGTGCCCGCACCGCTAGGGTGTAGGTGCCCCCGGCCAGCACCTGTGCCAGCGTGGCCACTTAGAACCCTGCCAGTGAGGCAGCCACCTGCGTGTAGGCCAGCGTCACGTTGGTCCACCCGGCCTCATCGTCGGTTACCGTCACCTCGCGCCACTTGACGTAGGCGCTCAGACCTTTGCCGGTTTTCAGCAGTACCACCGTGCCCAGCCTGCGATCCTGCTCCAACTGGGCCACCACGCTGGCATCCTCCGGCGGTACGCGCAGTTGCAGGCGGCCCTCCGTGCCCCAGTCGCCCAGCGTCACCACCGTGGCCGCGTCGGCTCCCAGCGGGGCGTACTCCGCGTCCTCCACCTTGGGGCTGTGCTGCTGGCTGTTGGGCTGGACGTAGCGCAGGCGCATGGCCGCCGGGTCCAGTCGCCACGTGCCCTCCACGTCCAGACTGGTGCTGGCCTCCACCGGGTTGGACTCCAGCCAGCCGTTGTCCTGTGTTACCTGCACGATCACGTCCGTGTTGTGCGGGGCGCCGTAGTAGGTAAACGATGGGGAGGCTTGGGCGGTCACCACGCCTACCTGCTCAAACTGGCCACCACCGGAGCGTGCCCGGATGATGTAACGCTGAAATTCGCCCGCAGACAGGCCGCTGGCGGTCCACTGGACCAATATGGCCATGGCGTCATCGTCGGGCGTCAGCGTCAGTCCTGTGAGCGCTGGGGGCTGCGTAAAGTTGGTGGTGAACGTCCGCGCTATCTGGGTGGCCAGCAGGCCGTCACTGTCGCGCACATCGAGTGTCCACGCCACCGTGGATGCGTTGGGCAGCGTACCGGCGGGCAGGGTCACGGAGGTGGCCGTGCTGGTCACCCAGCCGGAGTCATATTTGGTGTCACCGGCCACGCTGGCTGTCACCCGGTAGGCGCCCTGCGCCTTGCTGCCTGCGCTGGCGTAGGACCATGCAATGGTGGGCGTGGGATCGGTGACGGTGGCCGCGTTGGCCGGGGTCACGCTGGACAGCGTGGGCGCTGCGCTCTGGCGCACCTGTAGGTAGTCGCTGTATGCGCTCCTGACGGCTGCCAAATCGTCGTAGCGGGCACGCACCCGGCGGGTCGTTTCAGCCGCCCATGCCTCTGCCCGCAACTCGTCCACGAATACGTCAAAGGTCTGGTTGGAGCCAGCCGTGTGGCTTACCCGCAACTCCAGCCCTGACACCTGCGCCCAGTTGACCGTGCCGCCCGTGGTGGCCGGGCTGGCCCGCACCATCACCTTGGCTTCCCACGTGTTGGTGGCGCTGGGGGTCACGTCAAACTCGGCAAAGTTGGCGCTGTTGCCGCTGAACGTAAAGCGCAGTTTGACCGCCAGCCCAGTCACAGCCGCAGACTTGCGCGTATACACACGCAGGTTGGTTACGGCGGACAGGTCCGTGTACAGGCTGCCGCTGTTCAGCCCGCTGGCAAACGTCTGCGTGCTGGTGGTGGCCGTGGCCAGCGCAGTGAACGCCAGCCGCAGCGCCTCCGCCACCACGCTGGTGGTGGACCATGACAGGGCGCAGGCGGTGCCCGCCACCCAGCCCTGCGTGGTAGGCACCAGCGTGCCCTCTTGGTCAAACGAATGGATGCCGCCCAGCCGTTGCACATCGTGGCGGGCGTACATCTTGCGCACCAGCCGGGCCACGAGCGTGCCGCCGGTCTGGCTCACCTCCACCTCGCGCAGGCTGGGCAACTCGGCATAGCCTAGGTCCAGATCGGTGTCACGGAATGGCACGGAGCCGTTGGGGCCATACGTGTCGGCATCGGTCACCACCACACCGTCAGATCGCACGATGGCCTGTTGCGTGGCCGTGGGCGTGATCTGGGCGCCTGCCGTCACGCTCAGCGGGTACGGGCTGCCCGGCTGTGCGTTTATACGCACGGTGCGCTTGTCCGCGTAGGGGCCAATGGTGGCATCACCCGTGTTGCGTATGGCCGCGTCCACCTGCGGCTGCTGGCCCCAGTCCCACAGGCCCGCTGGCGTCACCACGTTGGTGCTGGCTGCGCTGGTGATGCTCACCACGCCTGTGTCTGACAGCAGCGTGCCCGCTTCGTTGTACCAGCGCATGCGGTACTGGTCGAAGTTGCCCCCGCCGGGCCGGGTCAGGGTAAAGGTGGGCGTCTTGGTTGTCTGTAGCGTGCTCGTGTCGCCGGGGCTTATGTTCGGCCCCAGTTGGGCGGTGGGGGTGAAATACTGGTTACCCGTCCACGCGCTCCACACACCGTCACTGTTGGCCAGCCGCACCTGCCAGCGGTATTGGGTGTCAAAGGCCAGCGCCGATCCGCCATAGGTCATTTGCACTCGTGTGGGGCTGCCCCCAATGGCCACCTGCCCGCTGGCCCACTTGGTAATGGTCTGGCCCTGCGCCGGGTCCAGCCACACGTTTACCTCGGCAGCGGTGATGTAGTCGCCCGGCTTGCTGCTCACGAGGCTGGCAAAGAAATCGGGTGTCAGCGAGTTGGGCGTCACGTAGGGCTGCGCAGGCGTGCCCGGCAGGTAGACCGGGGTGACGGTCTGCAACAGGCTCCACGGCCCCCACAGGCCGTTGTACGCAAAGCGCATGCGCCACTTGCGGGCCGTGCCGCTGGTCTGGCTCAGGAACGTATTGGACTTGGTGCCACCCTGCGCCACTGTGGCGGTCACCAACTGATCCACCAGTGGGCTGCCGGGCACGGCATCGGTGGCGCTGGTCGGGTACAGGGCAAACTGCGCTGCCGTGCCCGACTTGCCCTGCGGGTGATCGTACTTGCCCGACACGGTAATGCTGGTGCCGCTCGTGGTGGCCACCAGCGCGTTGTCCGCAGGCGTCAGGGTGTTGGGGATATTCGGCGCCACGTCCTCGTTAAACGTCATGCTGGCGTAAGGTATGGAGGTGGTGTGGCGGCTGTAGCAGGTAAACCGGCGGGCCGCCGTGGACTCGGCATAGCCGCCCGCTCCGTCGCTGGCCACGGCCACCAGCACCAACTCAGTTACAGACGGGTTGTTGTACCACCACTGGCCCAGCGCCAGAGCGTTGACGGTGATCCAATCGCCGCTGACCGGGCTGCCTTGGTACTCGGCCCGGTCGGTGGTGGTGCGTGTCGGTCCCGGCCAGCGCTGCACCCCGGTAGTGCCCGCCGTGCTCTGGATGCAGTCCCGATCCTCGGAGTTTTCCCCCATGGAGGTGGTGGCCCGCTCCAGATAGAACTTGACCGTGCCGCCTATGTCTACGCAGTCATTGTCGGCCCGCAGTTTGATCTGAAACGCGGTGATGCTGCCAGCCGATTGGATGCCGTCAAACAGGGTGCCTCTGGGTATCTTGATTGCGAAACGGTTGGTCCAGCCGGAGCCGAAAGACACGAAACCCACGGACAATCTGGGGCCGCCACCGTTGCCCCAACTGTTGGCCGCGTCCTGCATATACCAAGCGTCTGCGTTGACGTTGGCAGTCCGGGTGGTGGCCATCTACAGCACCGGCCCCACCCAGCGGCGCCCAGAGGTGGCCATGGCCTCATCCATCTTGCGCTGCCACTCGCTGTCCCAGTCCACCACGGGGGCCAGCATAGCCGCCACGCCCGCGTTACTGACGCCTGCCGGGGCGTTGGTCAGGTCCAGCGCCACCACGTGGCGCACGGTCAGGTTGGCGCCTGCGATCAGCGGGCTGGCCGTCATGCCCTCGATGCCCAGCAGGCGCGGGATCGGCACGTCACCGGTCAGGCCCTCCACCAGCGCCTCACGCATGCGCCGCCCGTTGCGCTCCATCCACGCAATGGGGCCGCCCTGCACGCTCCACGGCCCTTGCTTGGCCGGGCTATCGAGTTTCAGCACGTTGGCCACTGTCCGGGCTAGGCGTTCGGCAGACGAGTAGACCGCGTGGGTGGTGCCCGCCAGCCCGGCGGCCAAAGCGTTACCGGCGGCAGCGCCAGCCTTGCGTGCGATGCCCTCCAGTTGGTTTATGCGCTCCTGTATCAGGCGCTTGGTTTCCTCCGCCTGTGCCCGCACGATGGGGTCCGTGCTGGCCAGCCCCTCGGTCAGCGCCTTGCCGGTCAACTTGGCCTTTAACTTGGCCATTTCCTTGGTGGCGTCCTGACTCTTGGCCATGTCGTCTTTGAGTAGGTCCAGTGCGCTCTGCCAGTCGTCACGCTTGGAGCGCAGGCCGCTGGCAATCTCGCCCGGTGTCTGGGCCGCGATCTTCTTGGCATCCTTGTTGGCATCGCTCAGGGCGTCGGGCAACTCCTCCGCCAGATCATCCGCAGCGTCGCCGTAATCGTCGGTGCCATCCTCCAGCGCACCCACTACGCCAGCAGTGGTGTTTTCCGTTTCGTTGATGGCAGCGGCCCCAGCCTCTTTGTAGGCGTCGGGCACGTGGGCCATGTCTAGGAAAGCCTGATTGGCCGCGTCGGTCCCGGTGGCCACCACCTCAGCGGCCTTGTCCACGGCCAACTGGGTGGCGTCACCCATGATCCGGGCCATATCCACGGGCACGTTGCCCAGCCGTTTCATGGCTTGGTCAGCCTCATAGGCTGCCCCGGCAAAGTCACCGCTGAACACCTTGACTACAGCGGCGCCAAGGCCCACCAGCGCGCCCAGCACGTCCATGACGATGCCCACCATGCCACCGAGTATCTGGCCCAGCCGCTGGAGGATCGGGATAACGAATGCGATGGCCTTACCCAAGTTGTCACCGATCACGCCAGCGATGGCCTGCACCTGCTGGATCAGCGGCTGGTTGTGGTCCACCCAGTCCGTGATGGCATCCACGATCCCGGATATGGCGTCAATGACCGCCACTGCTGCATCTGCCAGCATCGGCATGATCTTTTGAGCCAGCGGCAGCAACTTGGCGCCGATCTTGGTCATGGCATCGTCCAAGCGGGCCGCCATGATCTGCTGCTGGGCGCCCATGTCGTTTGACTGCGCGGCAAACTCGCCCTGCGCATCGGCGCTCTGTTTAACGATCAGGTTGTAGGTGGCCTGCGCCTTTATCGCCTTTTGCGTGGCCGGGTCCAGTTTGGCCAACTCGGCCACGCTGCCGATCAGGCCCAGCCGCATGGCCTCTTGGGCTATGTCGGCAGTGCCAATGACGATGCCGTATTGCTTAAGGCCCTTGGTGCCCCCGGCCAGCGCCTTTTCCATGGCCGCCAGCACGTCGCTGGGGTCCTTGCTGCGGAACGTGCCGATGTCGGCTGCCAACTGCAACATGCTGTTGCTCATGTCGGCGGTCTGTGCCTTGGTCAGGCCCATGGCGCCCAGCAGGGCGCCCAGATCGTTGGCCGCACCCAGATAGGCGGTCTGGCTCATGCCCACGCTGGTGGCCGCGTGTTCAGCCGCTGCTGCCACCGCTTGGTAACTGTCGCCAAAGATCACGTTGGCCGCGTGTACCTTGTCGGCCTGATCCTCGGCCATCTTCATGCTGTTGCCCACAGCGTCAATGGCCCCGCTGATCGCATCCATGGCCAGCCCGATGCCAGCCGTGGTCAGGGCCGCCCCGATGCCCGCCACCGCACCGATGCCTACGGCGCCAAACTTGGTCATGCCGCCAGACGCCTTGTTGCCGAATGCCTGCTCGGCCTGCGCCCCGGTGTGCTCGATTGTCTGGCCAGCCGAATGCAGCCCGGACTCCAGCCCAGACTTGTCAACCTTGGTTTCGTAGGTAGCGGTGCCGACTACGCTCTCAGCCATCAGTGCACCTGCTGCTCACGGCGCAGGCGGGCCTCAGCCTCTGCCACGGCCATGGGGTCCTCATAGGTGGTGCCCGGCGGGGGCGGGCTGTAGCGTCCGGGCCGCTGTTGGGCGGCCTGATGGGCCAGCAGGCGCTGGGCTAGGGCATCATCCAGCACCAACGCCAACCGGGGGTCGGTCACCCCTAGCAGCGCGCTTGGCCTTTGGCCGAATAGTTGCGCTGTCTGTGCCAGCACTAGAGCCTCCGTGGTCGGCAGGAAACCCAGCAAAGGCACCTACAGTGCCTGCCGCCTCCTCCTCCGCTCCTAGGCCATCTGGGGCGTCCACAGACAATCCTAGGACCTTGCGACTGGCAGCGGTTATCAGGGCTGGCGTGGCCAGCACGGTGCATATCTGCTCGATAGCCTCCCGGTCCAAGGCGGGCAGGTCATAGGTTTCCCAGTCCTCCCCGTTTAAACGCAGGGGCACCCACTGGTCAGGATCAGGCAGCGGGATCGGCGCGTCGGGCACCTGTATGGCGCGCACACTGGCAGCGGCCAGATAACGGCGCATCTGGAAAAAAGACTCGATCTGCTCCGGGGTCAGCGGCGCGTCACCACCGGGCTTCTGGCCTGCGCCAAACTGCAAGGCGATGGCCCGCAACTCCTTGGGCATGGTCCCAGAGGTGACCATGGCCGCAGGCTCCGGCATGCGCAGGCGCACCCACGCACCGCTGGGTAGCAGCACCTCGTCCAAACCACGGGCTGCCCACGCGCCCAATGCATGGGCAGCCGGGTTGTTGTCCAGTGCCTTGGCCACTAGATCGCCGGGTAGGTGGCGTTGCCGTTTTGCAGAATCGCCGTCATGCCATCGGCAGCCACGGCTGGCTTATACGCCCGGTACGTGGCCGTTTGCTTGATCGGGTTACCGTCCGTGTTCGGCTCCACGCCTGCCAGCGTCACCAACTGGATACGCGGCAGCAGGATTTCCAAGGATCGGGCCGGGCTGCCCGGACGCAGCCACTTAAAGTCAATGCCCGCCGGGCTGCCCGCCAACTCCAGCGGATCGCGGGCCGGGGTGGCCAGATCGGCGGGGGTGGCGGAGCCGTACACCATGCGGTTCCACAGGGCAAAGTCCACAATGTTTTCCACCACCTCAGCGGTGATGGTTTGCAGGGCCTCGGTGACATTCTCCGGTGTGATGTTGTCGCCGTACTGCATGGCCCCGGTGTTGTCAATCTCGATGGCCGCGCGCTCGATCCGGGTCACCGCCGTGCCCTCCACTTTGAGCGCCCCGGCCCCATCCGCGTGCAGGTACGGGTTGGCGTTTTCGGGCGTGACAGCGGCCATCTGAGTGGTCCACGTGGCGCTGGCTAGGTTTACGAATGACCGCCCCATGATCGTGGCGGTAACCATCATCACGCCACCTGCGCTGGACTCGATCCGCAGGCCGGTCACCTTGCAGTCCGTGGCCCTGACGTACTGGCCGTTGGACAGTTGGGTCCAGACTGTCAGCCACGGCAGCGCAGCGGCCAACTTAAAGGTGTGCGTCCACGGATCGGCGGAGCCAGTGACTGACTTGGTGCCCATGGCGCCGTACAGCAGTAGGCCAAGGAACGTGGGCCGGGCCACCATGCCCACCGACCCCTCAAAACGAATGCGGGCCACGAATGACCCCTCCCGCATGCGCTGGCCCGTGGTTTCCACGATGTCCTCAACGTCACGCACGGGCATGGGCATGGGACCAGTGACGCGCATACGGTGCTGCGCGGTGGCAGCCGGGGTGCCCTTGGTGGCCTGTAGGGCAATCCCCATATCAGCGATATTGCCCGCTAGGCTCATTTAGGCGCCTCCCTCGGTGGTCTGTGGCGGCTCCGGCTCCGCCGTGGCCTTGGCCGGGGGCGTGCCCCGCGTCGTGGTTGTCTTTTCGGCTGCCTTGTCAGGCTTGCCCTCACGCGCCACCGGCAGATCATAGGCATCGGCCATGGCCTTTTGGGTGGCATCCTTGGGGCTTAGCAGGCCGCTGGCGTCCGCCTTTAGCGTCACCTGACTGCCCGTGGCCGGGTCGGTCGTGGTTATCTCCTGATGGGGCTTAGCCCGGCGCTTGTCGTATTTCTCCGCCACGTTGCCTCCTCAGCCCACCAGCCGGTAGCCGGTCAGGCGCATCCTAAACCCACGATAGCCGATCCCGTTCAGGGCCTGCCAGTCAATCTCCGCCATCAGCAGTTGGTCATAGTCGGTGCTGCGCTGGTTGGCACGGGTCCACTCAGCATAAGCCTTGGCCTTAATGCGCAGGCGGGCGGTCACCAGTGGGTCACGCAGCCCGGCGGCCTGCTCGCCCATGTCGTCCAGCGCAAGGTCCAGCAGCATGGTGAAATCCTGCCGCACACCGGGGCCTGACTCAATGCGCGTGTGGCGCTCCAGCGTGGGGTAGCCGTACAGCGTGTTGGGCGCGTAGTCCACGGGCCGGGCCAGCGCAGGGTCCTTGGCTATCAGCACATCTGGCTCCACCGCCAGCATGACCGCCTGCACCACGTCATATACGTCCGAGTACTCGGCCACGTCAGACCCTCAGCCGGGCGTACATCTTGTCTGGGAAATGGGCGCCTGCATCGGCCATCACGTGGCTGCCGGTCATGTGCGGCCCCTTGCGTGCCCCCACGTTGGCGCCGCGCTCCACCGCACCACCCTGTGGCAGGCCGGTGTACAGGCTGCCGTGCTCCCCGCTGCGGCTGGCTTGGATGCTGGCCGCAAACTCGCCCGTTTGCTTGGGCGCGTTGGCCGCTGCCTCTTGGCGTATGTCCTCCAAGGCAGCGTCGTGGGCGCGGTCCAGACCGTCCAGCAGGGCGTTGATCCCAGCCGGGTTGGGGTCGTATCTCACCAGACATGCCCGCTGGCCATGCGCACGCTGCGTACACCTCTGGAGGTGGCGCTGCTGCGGTAGCCCGCCAGATAGTGGGCGGCTCCGGGTGCCAGCACTGGCGCGTCCTGCCCACCGGAGGGGCGGGTGTAGGCCACGTTAGGCTCAGACGCGCTCTGTAGGTCACGTGCCCGCCGGGCTGCCGCCTGATCTATCACGGCAGCGTTGCGCAGCAGGTAGGTAGCCTGCTCATAGGTGGCCAGTTTCAGGGTGCGCGGCAGGTAGGGCGCGGCTGGGCTGCCGGTCACGTCGATTGCTCGTGGGAATAGCAGCGCCTGATCGGTGGCGTAGGGCGGCCAGCCGGTACGCAGGTAACCGTCAATCTCGCGGGTGGCGCGCATCAGTACCTGCCCCTTGGCCTCAGCACCCACGCTTAACCACGTGGACACCTCCGGGCCGTAGTCGGCAGCGGCTAGGGCGTCTGCCTCCTCCACCGTCAGGTAGGAGTTTGCAGACGCCCCGCCCACCGTGGCGTCCAGCGCCATTTAGCCGCCGTACCGCTCGATCAGGTCAGCCCGCTTCATGTCCTCCACCTCGGCCCTGTCAGCGCCCTGTGACACCGCGTAGTCCACCCACATGGCCTGACTCTGCCCGTTGTTGGGCCGGGTCACGCCAGCGGCTGCCTTGGCGGCTGCCAGTGCGTCAGGGTCGGTGCCCATGGCCACGCTGCCCGGATCAGACAGGCCCAATGGCCCCTCACCGTGCTGCATGGTGGCCACCGTCGTGGCGGGCTCGTGGTCGATCAGCACACGCTTGGCTAGGTCTTTCTCCTCAGCCTCCTGTTTGGCTGGATCATCCACGAATACCTCACCGGGGCGGATCGGCGCGGGTCCCACACCGTGGATACCCGGACTCACCACCTTGGAGGAATGCGGGTGTGCCTCGCCCGCGTTGATCGGGGCCAGATAGTCACCCGGCTCCGGGTCCACGGCAGCGTCACGCAGTGGGCTGCCGAAAGACTCATCGGCATGGGTGTGCGGGTCTGGCCACTCCACGTTGGCCTCCGGGTCCTCCGGCTCACCGGCTGGCTTACCGATGCCGTAACCGGCGGCCCGGAAATACGCCATTTCTGGCGCGTCACTGTCCACCTCGGCCACGCCCGCCTCAAAGCGGGCGGAGCCGGTGGAGCCTCCATACGCCTTGTTAGGGGCGTACACCTTTACCTTGGCCATCGGGTCCTCCTAGGTCTGCCTCAGCCTACTGGCTAGGGCAGAGTGTCAAGGTGGACAAGGGCGGCAGCCTTGGTGGCCTTGACGGCCACAGCGGCCACCATTTCCACCTCACCTGTCTTAACGGCGCCAGCCGTTGTGAAATCCGGCAGCCACTGGCGCACCGGGGGCTGGCCAGCAAGGCTCACCCCGTGCACACCGTCCATGCCAAAGCGCACCATGTACAGGTCCGTCAGGCCGGTAACGGCTGTGATCGGGATAACGTCCGTGTTGGTGCCCGGCTTGGTTCCGGGGTCCAGCAGGACTATCCCACCGTATGAGTCGATGGTGCGCCCAAAGGCGTCCTCTGACCGGGTGAAATAGCCAGCCCGGCGGGCGGCTGCCCTGATCTTGGCCAGCACGGCCTTGTTGGCGATGATCGCATCAGGCGGGCCGTCCAGCAGCCCTAGGGCCGCGTCAATCTCGTCCATGATCGCAAAGCCTTTGGCCTCGTCCACCGACCCCTGCCAGTTGGTGCCTGACGCGGCAACCTCCGTGGCGCTGCCAGTCAGGGCCTTTTTCAGGCCGTCAAAACTGTTGGCGTCCACCGCGCTGTCACCGTTGATAAAGGCATCGTTGAACAGGGCGCGGGCCGCCTTGGCCTTTTGCTCGATCTGGAACGCTGTCTCCCGCGCTGCCGCAATGGCGTTCAGCACGCGGTCAATCTGGAACGATCCACCAAACGGCTTGAGGCTAACCGTCACCTCAGTCTTGGTGGCTTCCTGTGGCGTGTACTCCGCGTTGACTGCGCGGAACGCAGCCGTTGGCTGGGTCACCAGTCGCTGGTAACCGTAGGTCAGGGTCGCCCCACCGCCAGCAGGGTTAACCACATCGTCAAAGGGCAGGCGGTCAAAAATCCAACTCGCCTTGCGAAACTCGTCAATGACGTTGCGGTCAATATCGCTGGCAGCGTTCAGGCTGGCCTGTGCGAGTGTAACCGGCACTGCCGCTCCTCCTAGTTAGCCTTTTGCGTTGGCAAACTGGGCCTTTATCGCGTCCTCCACGGAGCCTTGGAGGTCCTTGGGGGCTGGCTTACCACTGCCACCCTCTGCGCCGTCCCACTGTCCAGTGGTGTTGGGCTTGGGCTTGGTGTCCTCAGCAGGCTTGGGAAATGCCTCCGGGTAGGCTTGCTGAAAAGCCTTAACCGCGTCGGCCACACCCTCCACCGTGCCGCTGCTGCCATCCACCTTTAACTCCCGAAACTCCGGGGCCGCGATGGCTAGGTCCAGAAACCTGTCATTACTGATCCCAGCGCCCCGTAGTGCGCCGCGCACCTCCGCGTTGCGGATGTGGTTGGCCCACCTGCCGTCAGCCTCCGCCGTGGCCTCCCGCCGGGCCTGACTGATGGCCTTTTCTTGGTCGCTCTGGGTTGCGCCTTGCAACTCCTCCAACTGCCGCTGGAGCGTTTGCCGCTCCCTGCGCTCGCGGGCCAGATCGGCCTTTAGGGCCGCTTCTCCGCCTGCCCGCCCCTCGTCACTCTCTGGCTTGGGCGCTGGGTCAGTTGGCTTGTTGTCCGCCGCGTCGGTGGCTGGCTTCGCGCCAGTGTCAGGCTTCGCGCCCTCACCGTCTGTGGGCATCGTAACACCTCATTTTGCGCTGGCCCTACGCCAGCGGCTGCGTGGAGTCTACAGGGCCACTAGGCGGGCCTGCTGGGCCAGCCGGGCCTGTTGATACCGGCGGCGGGGGTGGCGGGCCACTGGGGGCATCTGGGGCGGGTGTGGCGGCATCTGGGATGGACCCGCCAGCAAGGCTGCCCGCCATGATCCGGTTAGCCATGTCCTGCCCGACCAACTCCGCCAACTTGGCGGCCTCCTCTTGTTGCTGGGCGCGCCAGCGTTCGATCTGAACCGGGCTGGCGGGCAGCAACTCCCACGCTGCCTCTTGGGGTAGGCCCAGCATCCGGCGCAGTTTGGTCAGCGCGTCCACGTGCTGTGCCTCGCCCTTGGTTTCTGCATCGCGCCAGATCACCTCGCCCAGCGCCTCTGCCTGTGATGCCTTGCCGTCCAGCCGTAGGGCCAAGCGCAGGACGCGCTCCCACGCCACCCCCTTTTCGCGCTGGTGATCCCGGCACTTGGCCACCAGCCCCACCTCTGCCGCCTTTAGCGCCTCACCTGTGGCGGGCACCGCCGTGGGCATGTTCAGCAGCAGGTGGTACGGGGTGAACGTGATCGTGCCAATGTTGGTGGTGATCTGCTCCAGCGCCCTGACGTAGCCGCTCAGGTCGGCTGCCGGGAACTGGCCAAACTGGGCATCCGGGCTGGGCGTGGTGATCATCGCATCCACCGCTGCCCGGAAACGGGCCAGCCCCTGCACCTGTAGCGCCACCGCGTCACCGGCTGTAGTGGCGGGCTGCTCGTCCTCCCCAAACTCCACCCCGATGCCGTACCGCTGTGGGAATGCGGCAAACTCGGACGTTGTGGCCATGTCCAGCAGCGTCTTGTTGTACAGGTCAATCAGCGGTAGCACGGCCTCGTGCTCCGCGTAGCAGGTGCCATCCACCCGTGACTGGTTGGGGATCAGCACCAGTGGCACCTCACCCAGCGGGTTGGTCACCGCCCAATCCTCCCCGGCGGGCATGGTGCGTGGCTCAAACTTGGTGGGCACCTCACCCAGCGTGTTGCGGATCGCACTGGCCGTGGCACCCTCCGGGGCGGCCTCCTGCCAGCGTTCCACCCGGTCGGGCAGATAGAGCGTGTATAGCCAGCGGTCGCTGGCCTCGTCACGCCAGCGTTTCAGCCCGGCCAGCACCAGCCGTGGGTCACCCGATGCCGTGGCCACCGTGCAGTTGAGTGGGTCCTGTGGGGTGATCCGCACGGGCGTGCCCGGCTCCACCAGCACCGGGCAGTAGCGTTTAACCATGGCCTCTGTGTGCGCCTGCTGGCTCATGGCGTCACCGTCGTTGGCCTGCCAGATCGCCCATGCGTCCTCGTCCACGGACGAGTCAGTGGACCGGAAACCAAACACCTCCAGCCGCTGCCGGGGGGCGTCCACGATCAACTTGGCCAAGTTGGCGTTGATCCCCCGGAACATATCGGCCATGCCTGATTGGATGGCCGCAAGGCTGTACAGGGCAAACGTGTCCTGCGTGCCCCGGTAATACTTGTCCAGCGTCACCAGCCGGGCGTGGTGGGCCTCCAGTTTGGCCACCAGCCGCCATATCCACCACTCGCTGGTCTGTGGGTTGTAGGGGTTGCCGGTCATGGGCAGCGGCGCTGGCGCCTCCAGCGTGCGGAATGGGCGCTGCGGGTACTCAAACGGGTTTCCGATCATCGGCCAAACCTCGGTGGGTGCACGGTGCGGCTAGGTGGGCGTGGAGCCGTGACCGCCCGATGCACGGCAACCATTGTGGCCATGGCTCCCTCTATCCTCCGCCTGCTGCCGCTGGGCGCCTGTATGCGCCAACCACGGTCTGCCTGTTTGGCCACTACAGCGTAGACATGGCGGGCCAATGCATGGCTGCCATCATGCACCAAGGCGCCAGCCGTCGTCAGTTGCATCAGGGTTTCAGCCGCCGGGCCGATCCGCTCCTGACTCTGGGGAATGTCCACCATGGCCAGCCCCTCCCGGTCCAGCCGCTGGGCGCTGGACTCAAAAAAGGCGCCGTGATACGCCACCTCCGGGCCAGCCCGTGCGGACAGGCGCACGTGTCGGCGGCCCGGCAGCGGCTGCGTGGCGTACAGCACCGGGGCCGGGTAGCGTGCGTGTAAACGCAGTAGGTGGTCCTCCACCTCGGAGCCGTCCACGGCCATGCCCTCCGGGGCGTCAAATATCCGACACCGGGTCAGTACCTTGTCGGCTTGCCGCTGGGCCACCGCTATGGCCACGCACGAGTGGTCATGGGCCACCCTGACGCAGGCGTACACCGGCAGGTGGGGGTCCAGCGCCACGTCACC